AAAATGTCCCTTGATCTTTATATCCCGCATAAGATGATTGGCTCCATGAATTTTGATTCAGCAGCTAAGCTTGACTTGTGCAAGACTATGAAGTTCAATTCGAGTACCGACACTCGCTATCTGAGCTCGTGCATGAGTCCTCTTCAAGAAAGAAGTCTGGACACAGTAGCCCGAACTGTTGGTTTTACACTCAAAATGAAAGTACTCACTCAAGAAAGAGTTCAGCAGGCCACGTTTCTAAAAGGAATGTGGATATGTGCACACCGAAGTCAGAATGGAACTTCTTACCGGTGGATGCCCCTGCCATCCGCTGTTCTAAAGTTGGGAAAATTGCTCCGTCCCCCAAAAGAATTGATACCTGCAGCCCCCGATCCGGTTGCGGCATGCGCCTACATGATAGCTGGTTCATACGAATACGTACCTGCTGAATATCCCATCCTCGGACCCTTTCTAGAAGTGATGCGACGTTCTAAGTACGATGGACCCGTCAAAGACAAAAATTCTTTAACTGAGAGTTATCTAAAACCATCCCGAGTCGATTTGGACGACTTAGATTTGGTAGATGCCTATTTTCAGATCGCGACACGCTACGATCTAAATATAGATGATTTCGAAGAGGTAAAGGCACTCTTTGAGAGCGTTAAGAGTTTGCCCAGCTATGTGGAACACCCCGTATTCTTGCGTTTACGGGACGTGGACTACTCTTAAAACCACAAAACGTGTTTCCGGGTCTCTGATGACAATAGGAGACCCGCAGGGAAGAAGCAAATGTCAACCCGAATCAATACCGGACAGAGGTTATTGAACAAACTTATTGAATCTAAGACGATCTCGGCAAGTGGTGCAGCATGGGTAACCGTGGCTGCAGACCCTTACCATGACGTCGAGCTTCCCGACTTGTGTGGATATCCAGACACTCAAGTCGGCTCTTCTGTCGTTCTGAAAGTACCCTATCAGATGACAGTTGTAGCCCCTCCTGGTACAACTACTACATGGAGTATGTTAGTTAATAGCAATCCTTGGACCTGTGGTGACGCTGGCGCGCCCACCGTTCTGACGGATTTTGATATTAACGGAAACTTTCTCCGTCCTAGTGCTACCCAAACACACAATGCCACTCAGTTTCCTCCTATCGTGGTCTTTCGCGGACCAGATGGAAACGACCTGGGCCCATTCAATATTGGGGATGCTGGAAACGCAGCTCCGATAGGAATGGGACTAGATGACGCCTATGCAAAAGGGAGTCATCGTGTCATTGCGTGGGGTCTCGAAGTGTACGACACAACGGCAGTCATCTCCCGACAAGGTACTTGTACCGTCTGGAGACAGAACACCAATACCTACAACAAATCCGCATTCATATATCTCGGTCAGATAGCCGGCAATATAGGAATGGTCGGGGTTTCAACAGGTGTGTTGTTAAATCGACCCCCAAAAAACATAGGAGAGGCTAATCTTCTTTCAGGAACTCGCTCTTGGAAATCGGAAGATGGATGCTACTTGGTAATGACCCAAAACGAAGAACAGCTTCTGGCGAAACAGCCTGAGGATACTCAACCAATTATCCTCAATGGTGATGTTAGCCCTGGGATTAGGGGCGCTGCTTTTGGCAGCGCCATTTCCGGAACACTGAATCAGGTCCCGGTTGGTGCAGAGTTTGCATTTGTTCCACAGGTTGTGTGGAACATGCAGCCTTACCATCAATCTGGCGCCTTTTTCACCGGACTTTCTCCCAATTCTTCGTTCCTTGTACGCACCATCTTTTATGTTGAGCGCTTCCCCACTCCCGACGAAAAAGATATCGTTCTTTTAACTAAACCTAGTGCCTGCCATGATCCAATGGCGTTGGAAATCTACGACCGAATGTTAAAAGAAATGCCCGTCGGAGTCCCTGTGGCTGAAAACGGCTTGGGGGACTGGTTCTATGATGCCATTTCTGCGGTTTCCCCAGTTTTGAGTGCTATTCCCCACCCGCTCGCTCAAGCGTTTGGTGGTGGAGCTAGTGCTATCAAAGCTGGTATGGAAGCCAGTGGCTACGGAAAACCGGTCCCGATGAGACCTAAGCAAACTCGTACTAAGGCAGCTCCTAAAGCTCCCGCTACGCAGATACGCCAGGCCTCGCCCAATCCCGCCCCTCCCAGGAATAAAAAGAAGAAAAACAAAAAAGCTCCCCCCCGCGCTGGTTAGATAAACACGCGCTTCTTCCCCACCGCATCAAGACTAGCGATCTACGGGCCTAACGACCCCGCGGTTGAGAATCGTTCGCTCCTTGTGAGTAAATCCTACGAAAGGCGTAGGCTGGGTTTATGAATTCCCAGAGTCCAAAAACAAGGC